ATCCAGTTAATATTTCTACGATGTAATTCACATATTAATAGTTCCGAACCTTTATTTTCGGGCATTTTCAAGCCTTTTGTTAGTTACCCGTTTATTACCGAAAAGTTTTCATGTATTCCCCTGTTATTTTATTATACACCGGAATCATGAATTTTGTATCGCCTTTTCCGGATTTTTAAAGCTGTTCGAACTGAACATGTTCGGATGCTCCCGACAAATAGAGGTCGTCGATTGTTCTGACCATCTTCTTTCCGTCTACCGTGTGAATCTCTTTCACATAGTATGACTGCCCTCTTGAGGCACGTCCGCAGACGTTCGTGTTCCCCCAGTGCGGAGACCGTCGCAGGTTGAGCGTTCCGTCACAAATGACCGTCACTTTCATTGTACCCTGCGGAACAATGACCGTGTCAGATTCCGACACATTCCCCTGCTGCCCGCTGTCACCACCTCCGGATGCTCCTGTGTTGTCCTGCTGCCCGTCGCCCGCTCCGGTGTCCGTTCCCTGCTGTGTCTGCCTATTTGCCCCATTCTGCCCTTTTTCCTGTTCGAGTGGCATATTCCCCCGCCCGTCATCGTTTCCGCTGCCTGTGGCTGCTCCTGCGTCGCCTGTGGACGTTCCTGCGTTGTCCTGCTGCCCGTCGCCCGCTCCGGTGTTTCCCGTCACTGCTGCGACGGTTGCTGCGTCCACCGTGCCGACCTTGTTCCCGTCTGCGTCGTATGCGTTGACGCTCCCGTCCGGTTTGGTCTGCAATGCCCCCTCCGGAACATTCTCTGTCATCCCGATAACGACAACACCTTTTTCATCCCACACGGTCGCCTCTGTTCCTGCTACCACCGCTTTGTCGAACGCTTTTCTCGCCCCGTCCAGTGTCTTGTATTCCTTGCACTCCTCTTTCTTGAACTCTTTTCCTTTTCCGAAATAATATAACATGCTCTTGTCCTCCTACTGTTTTTTGAGATACTTGCTTGACGCAAATCCGACAACACCCTTGTATTCGATATATAACCAGTCCACTCCGGAAACGTCCGTATAATATCCCCAACACTGCACCGTCTCGTTAGGTTTCATCTTTACAAGCAACGTTTTTTCCGTTCCTGCTCCGGCTCTTAATGCAAGGAAATCCGATGCGGTAATTTTATACTTGCCCGCAAGTGATTTGTCAAATCCTCGTGCATAGTCCACTTTGACTTTTGCCTCAACTTCCGGTTCTTTTACACCGGAAATTTTTGAACCGTCCGTCAGATTCGTCGCCACATGGTGAGAATCATTCAAAATGATGTCGCCCTCAAGCAAGTACGCATCCGATGTCAGATATTTGCTCGCTGTGAGCACCTCGAACCCTGCTGCCTTGAGACCTGCCCGCATATTTCCGGTATAGAGATAGATGCTCACATCTTTCAACTTCTGAATCCCCAGTCTGTACCCTGCACCTTTAACAATCGCTGCCACTCCGGAACTGCAATCAGCCTCACACGCAACCGTGATATTTTCCGGCTTGTAGTTGCTCGCCTTTAAGTGCTCCCAAAATGTGTACCGCTGCGACTGGTCATAGCCGACAAGATTGTTCTTTGCTGCTGCCTTTGCCATGTCAGCAATCATTTTCCGAACCTTTGCGTCCGGATGCCGGAGGACGCATTTCCACGGGCGATTGTACCAGTTTATGACCTGCCATTCTGTTCCGGTCTGGTCTCCCGCTTTTCCTCCGCTATATTTGTTTCTTTCGTCGTGTCCGCAATTTGAAATACTCATGCTTATTCCTCCATTTCTCTCTCGACATCGTCGCCCTTGAGTTTTCCTGCCAGTTCCGGAAATTTCTCCGTTATGAGGTAATACACCCACACCCCGAAAATGATGACCGGAATCAGCACCCACAAGACCGCACATAATAACCCGATAATGAACGCAACTGCGTTCTGCATCCACTTCTTGAGTTCCTCTGTGTCGTCATATCTTGCAAGTTCCTGTTCCTCGTCCTCTGCCTTTTCAATGTACTTGAAAAACAGAAACACGACGAGGAACACGATCACCGCACCGATGACGTAAATCAACCCGATTGTCCGGATGTTCGCCATCAAGAAATTTGCAACCTTAATCATTTACATCACCCGCCACAAATTTCTGTGCTGCCTCATTCTCCTCAAGCATTGTTTTCATCTGCTCAAGAGCATCGTCCACCATCATGCTGAACATCTCGAACGTGATGACCTTTGCAAGCCAGTCAAACCTCGCCACGAACATGTCATATACATACCGCAGTTTGATTTTTCCTGTTCCTGCTCCCAGTTCCTTTTCCGCTGTCGTGACCGCATACAAGAGCCACTCTCTGACCTTGTTCAACTGCTTTTTAGAGGGCATTTTGCAAAAAGTATAAATTGCGTACCCGATCGAACCTCCCATCGCTGCTATTGCCACGATAACAAACCAGTTTTCCGTGATGAATTTCATCCCTGCACCTCCTCGTTGTTGGTGTCATCCGGTTCGTCCTCGTGCTGTTTATCTGATTTTTTCTTTGTTACCGTTTTTACTGACTTTATGAGTGCCAGTGCTCCTCCCTCCACCGATAGAAAACGGAATACATTCTCTATCAGTGTTGACGGCTCTTGTCCTATCCTCACAAACACAATTATCATCACGACTGTAAAAATAAAAGCTGCAAGAATCATACAGATAACAACACGATTCATGAACTGACCGGAGACTTTGTTTTTCTGCTTTGCTGCCCGCTGCTCTATCCGGTACATTTTCCGCTTGTGCCGGAGATACCTGCGACGCTCTGCTTTCGTCATCCTGTTTCTATTCATTTGTTGCCTCCTACTGTGAGTTGATTCCTGCCTGTTCCCGCCCTCCTGTTATTGGTCGGTTTTTACCCCGTCCAGTCTCTTGTGATAACTTTTCAATGACTGTTCCACCGCAACGACCCGTTCACGGAGGTTCTGCACCTCTGCGTTTGTCTCACGGTAATCACGTTTGATGTCCTTGACATCATCTGCGATGTTCTCCAGTTTCGTCATCAAAAGTGTGTGTGTTGCTGCCCTGTCCTCCGTCTCCTGCTCCGTGTCTTTTTTGTCATTCCTGCTTTTTGAGGAAATACCGAAAAAGATTGCAAATGCGACAGAGATTCCGGACAATAACAGTGATAACTCGACCGTCAACGTCTACTCCTTTCCGAACGTCGCCTCGATGTCGTCAGTGTCGCAAAATCTCCGTGAATGATATTCGATGACATCCAGTTCCCTCTCTGCCTCTTTCACCTGCTGCCGGAGGTCTGCTTTCACCGCCTCCTCGATCTTCGACTGTTCAATGATTTCCTGCTGTTTCTTCACGATGTCCGACAATATGTTTGTCACGTCGCACATCCGTGATATTATTTCAAGCGGACTCATGCTGTCTCACTTTCCGGATATGCTTCACCCGTGATGTAGGCATATTCCTCCGCTGAAATACTTCCCTTTGCTACACGCTCCGCAACCTGCTCTTTTGTGAGTTTCTTCCCGTATAGCCTTTTCAGACTTTCGACCAACATTTTCATTTAAATCAACCCCTCCTCAATCAACTGTTCCGTGTACCTGTCGATGACTGCGTTCTCATTGAACTCTGTCACTGATGCCACGATTCCCGCTGTGTTATCCGCAACAACCTCCTGCATGAGCCTCAACCGCCCGTATTCCTCCAGTGTCAACTCCCGCTCCTCCCGCTGCCATCCGGTCACTTTCGTTCCGTCTGCCTCTGTCTTTGTCTCCTGCCGGATGTTTCTCCTCTGATATACTGTCGTCGGTGACAGTGTCGTGTCGAACTCCTCCGGCTTGACCGCCTCCGTTCCGAACACTTCTCTCCATTCTTTCATGCTTTTCTCGCTCCTTTCGCTTTGAATGTTTGCTCACTATCTTTTTTAACTTCTTTACATTCACATGAGGCTTTATCCGCTGCAAATACATGTCATAAGTGTCTGTGTTGGATATATACCCCATGTATGACAGTATTGCGGTTGCGTCATACCATGTGATTTTTGGTTTCTTCGCAACCCTGTTCACCTTTCTTGTACAGCTTAACATGATAGATTCCCGCAGGATTGTCTTGTCGTGATAGAACTGGAATCCCATAAAATCAAGCGGTCTCCCTTTCCTTGCTCCGGTCTTTCTTTCTATGTAGTCAAACCGGAACACCTGCCAGTTTCCTTTCATCTGCAAATTGAAATGTTCATGCAGATATGTCTCGATGCTCTGCTGCATCCGGTGTAATTCCTTTTTATTCTTTCCGAACACGACCATGTCGTCCATATACCGGATATAATGCACCGCCCTCAACTGTTCCTTGATGTAGTGGTCAAGAGGCTGCAACATGAAATTCGATAGCCACTGCGATGTGTAAAACCCTAAAGGCAAACCCACCTCGCTCCCGTCAATAATCAGTTCGAGGATGTACAACATCCGCTTGTCTCTGATTTTCTTTGCAAGCCACCCTTTGAGTACATCATGGTCAACACTCTCAAAAAAGTGTCGAATATCCATCTTGAGGACATATTTGCAATTCTTTTTGTCCGTCTGAATCCATTTCTCAATATACCGTTTCCCGTAGTGTGCCCCTCGGTTCGGAACACTCCCGCAGGAAAACTCATACATCCCTTTCATGAATATGTCATAACAGGCAGCGACAACGATGTGATGAATCACCTGCTCATAGTTGTAACGAGGTTTTTCAATCATTCTCGTTTTCTTGCTCGTTCCCTCATTGATGCACACTTTTCCGTGTCTCGACGGTCTCCAAGCTTTCTCCGGATGCGGTACGTCGTACCACTCCGGTGCTGTGTTCTCTAGCTGCTCGATGACGTTCTCGACATGCTTTTGAATGTTGTTCGGGTCTAATATCACCGCAACGTCCGGACGCTCTGTCTTGCCCTTTGCTGCCTTGTGAAATTTCTTCTCAACATTGCTATGCTCTAACATAGGCTTATACAGGTTATTGACGGATTTATTTCCCATTCTTTCTTATCACCTCAAGGTCTTTCTGATGCTCTTACTCGACCCTGCCTGCATCGGTACAATTTCCACTGGTTAGGTGTATTTCAACACCCTGCGGTGTAGGAAAAAGGTGTGCTTTTGATTAAACGCTCCGTCATTTGATAAGATTGGCTCGCCACGATGTTCGTGTTCACGTTCGACGCAAGGTTGTTCACATTCCAGTACGACAAACCACACTTCGACCCGTTGCTGCGGTTGCCACCGAACAGGGCAAGGACGCACACCGATTCCCCTGTCATGTCAAGGTCATCATTTTTTCATGTCGGAGATTCTATCATAATTTTTCCCGTTTGTGTCGGTCGCTCGCCCTCTTTCCAAAATCATGGAAAATCCCGCTCCGCTCAATGCCTCGGAGGGTAAACCCTCCGAACCTCCCTTTGCGGGGGAGTAAACTCCCCCGTTCCCCCTCTGCTGCTACGCAGCAACAGGCGGTTTGCAAGAAAGGCTCGCCACGATGTACGTGTACACGGACGACGCAAGGTAGTTCACATACCAGTACGACAAACCACACTTCGACCCGTAGCTGCGGTCGCCACCGAACAGGGCAACTCTGATGTCCGTGTTCGTGAACCATAACCCATCGCACTCATACGTCGTTTCACTCCCCGACGCTATTGTCGGAATCCTGCCGACATCCGCTGCCATTTCCATTCTTGAGATATATCCTCCGGATGTTCCGGACGGTGTCATTTTGGTGTTGATGTACCCCTCGCCCGTCACGTTATACGGGGGAACAGGCTTGATGTAATAGACACCGTTAATCAGTAACAAACCCCGCAGACGTTTCCAGTAATTCCCGAAAAAGTTCTCACAATAGAACATCTTGACCGCTGCGGTCGTTCCGGTACTTCCGAAAAATTGACCTTTTCCATTGAGCGTTCCGGTCTGCAAGAATTTGTCTGCGGTGCTGCAACCTGCTCCAAATTTGCCCTGTGAATTAGTGCTCTTTGAAATCATCGTACACATTTCATACATGAGATTGATTTCCGAAAATGACTGCTTATCCCACCGCTCTCCGTTCTGTTTTGCTGCGGTCGTCTCCTGCTCGTCCGTCATGGATGCGGTCGGTGTCTGTCCGGACAGAGAACGCAGACGATTGTTGATGACTGCTCCCTCATACATCGGGAAATATGTCACGGGCAGGATATTTCCGTCTGCGTCGGTGTGTGCGTATGCCTTGTATGTGTCATCATACTGGGTTTCGCAGAACACGACGAAATCATAATTATTCTTTGTGTACCGCTTGACCCAAATCAGCGGAATCTCTGACATCGCATTTCCTCCGTATGAGGTTGTTGCAATGTCGGACGGTGTTCCGTCCAGTTTGAGGGCATGGTTCTCATGATTCAGTTCATAGTCAACTGTTCCGTCTGTCCTTACCATGACCGGACGGTTGTTCTTTACGAACCAAATGTCTCCCCAGTCTCCATAATCGAACCCGCCTCCGGAGAAATTCATTCCTGCGGGTGTCATCCCGACCGCATCAAACAGATATGTGACACGGGTCGCCGGATTGCTGTCAAGGCGGTTGATTCTCATTCCGTACCGTTTCGGCTTTTCCTCTGCCCCCTTGATAATTTTCCTTGTGTTCTCAAGAATCTCCTGTGATGTCGATTCTTTCGCCATGAATATTCTTTCACCTGCTGCCATTACTGTGTTACCTCCTCGCCTGTTGTTTTCTCCATTTCCTCAAAATAGAGCGTACCGTTTGAAATGCCCATCCGGTATTTGATAGCTGTCGCATCGTCCGTCAGTTCAACGGTCGTCGCCATCGACTTGATTTCTGCAATGTACTCCTCGCCCCTTTTGACCATGTCGTCATAGTAGGCTTTTGCATCCTCGTCCATGCCCTCTTTGATTTCTCTGACCTCCTCGATGTCAAATGCAACGGGCAACTGCATGAACTCGGTTGACCCGTTTCCGATGCGGATGATCCTGTGACCGCTCGGTGTGGTCTCAAGACCCAGTTCCCCGTCATCGAGAACTCTTTTCGCCTCCGTCCACTCGGCGGTCGTGCCTTTCTTGATTGTGATTGTAGCTGTCGCCATTTCCTTTCACCTCTTTTCTAAATTGTGTGTGACGTTCCTGCGATATACTTGTCATAGTCCGTCGTGAACGGTGTTCCTCCCTTGACCAGTAAAAGGTCGGTTGATGACGGTGTTCCTCCGTCCACATTGACATTGATGTCCTTTTCCAGTTCACGGATGCGGTCATAATAATCTCTTACCGCAAGCAGAATCGCATCAAGTCCGGACTGGGATATGATGATTCTGTTCGCCTCCTCCGTCGCTGTCAGACACTTCTCCGTCTGTGCGACTGCTGCCTCCATCGCATCGACGCACTTTGCGATTGCCTTTGCGGTGTCATCCTCCCTCCGGCTCTCTCTGATTTCCCTCGCCCGCTCTGCGGTCTCCCTCAACCGCTCCTGTGCCTCTCTGATTGCCTCTGCTGCCTCAATAGCGTTCTGTGTGTCCTGTGCAATCTGTAAAGCCTCTCTCGCTGCGTGAATGGTGTTCTCAAGCCTCGTATATTCTCCGGAGTGCATGATTCCCGCATCGTCTCTCTGCGACGGAAAAATCTCCATTTCAAAATTCGCACTCGTCAGCAACGCACCGTTTTGATATAGCTGCACCTCGCAAACCGCTGTTCCGTGTGCCATCAACATTCCCCTCGTGAGAGGAATGAGAGCCTCGTTTCCTAACCTCTCACCGTCGTTGTGAACATGTGTCCTGTCCGGCTTTGTCATATTAACAATGACCTCCACATTGTCCGGTATCTCATACACGACACCGTCCTCCATGAGTGTCACCCCGACATAGCGTGTTCCCATATCCATTTGTTTTGCAGCGACCGCAAAGTGCTGTGTGTCTCCGTACAAATCAACCTTAATGTGTCTTATAATCTCCATACTGTCTCACCTCCTCACGACAATTCCTGCTCTGTCTTTTGAACCTCCTCGAATGACAACCTTGTGTTTGCCAGTTCGACCTTATTCTTTTCCCGTGTCTGCGGGTATTCGTAAAACTTCACGATGCGGTGGCTCTCTCTGATTCCCGTTGACTTTGAAATCAGTAGCACCGTGTCTCCCAGTGCGATGCTGAACACTTCCTTGTGTTCCTCTGACTGCTCCGCAAGGTTGACAACGTCCGCTGTGTATGATTTATAAGGCTTTGAGATTTCATCCAGTTTCGCCTCCGCATCCTCTTTCAGTGATTCAACATCCGTGTATCTTTCATCTTTCCACGTCATTGTTTTCACTTTTTTTGAATACTGATAGTTTTCGATGTAATTTTTCCCGTCGATGTTCAGCATCAGCCCGTCTTTCCCGACCGGAATGAGCCTTGTTGCGAAATCGTATGAATTTGACTGCACCTGCAATTTTTTGAGGTTCAGACGTTCGATGAAATACGCTCCCCTGTCCTCACCGTATTTCTCATATATCGAAATCTCTTTGCAGATAGAATCAAACACAATCTCACATCTGTATGTTGTGATCGCCTGTTGTGCGACATCCCATGCGGAACAGTTCTGCTCAATGCGGACTGTCCTTTTCTTCGTGACATCACACCGGATGACCCTCCATCCTGTTCCGGACACTGCCTCGGTCAGACATTGCTCCACCGTCTTTTCAACTGTCTCGAATCCCTGCGGGTACTGCTTGCCCTCCAGTTCCTCGACGTTCAATGTTCCGGTGCATTTGAACCATTCCCCGCTCGGCTCAACCTGCTTGATGACAAATTCATCCTTGTCGGTTCTGATGTAGCCCTCCTCTTTGATTGAGGATGCAAAACGGTTCGTCCTGCGGAACTCGAACGTGATTTCCTTGTCTCCGGTTTTCAGTGTACTCGTGATGCAGGTGGCTTTTATTCCGGACAATATACACACTTTTTCATGTAAATCGTTGTATAACTCCATTCTGCTGCCTCCTATAACCACATAGGCTTATACTGCAATGTGATGATCGCGTTCCGGTCGGAAAATATGAGGTGATGTGCCTTTTTTGCTCCTGTCAGCAGATACGGAAATTCCATCAAATACACGTCTCCGAACTTGTTCTGTCCGTCCATTGTGACGAATCCGGTCTCACCGTCGATGATGACTGTTGAACCTCTCGGAATCGTGCTGATGACTATTTCTCCAGACGGAAAACCGTTGATTCTCAATTCCTCGATGTATTCCGTCGCTGTGATTGTCAGCTTGCACGGTGTCGTTCTGTTCCCTGCTGCCTCGAATTTCATTTCATGCGTGTTCTGCCATTTCAATTCCACCTCATTGCTGAACCAGTAACCCGTGAATTTGAACTCCGCTGTGTACCGTTCTTTTGTGATGGTCTTGTTCAACGTGTTCCCCGTCATGTACCCTTTGAAGTGTCTGCTATATCCGTCAAGCGTCAGAACAACTCCCTTTTGCAGTTCTGCATTGAAGTCACTGACATGTCGCTGCACTTCGTCTCTGTTCCTGCCTCTGAATAACACATTGACCGTCAATCCTGACAGTGGTGTGTATGTCTCCGATTCTGACGGTATCAATGCCCCGTCGAACATTTCCACCGTCACATTCGTCTGCGGAGGCTCGAAATCAACTGTCAACTGTTTCGCATCGAATGAGCGAATGTCCTTGTCGTCAATTTTCATGTCTTACCTCCGTTTCTTTGTTGCTATCGCAAGATTGTCACTGACCTTTTCGGTCGTCCGGCTCGCCACCTCGTCACTGTCGATGTAGTTGTGAACCTCGACATAAGCGTTCACACTCTGGTTGATTGCCTTTAGTTTCCGGTCAAGCATTGAGTTCAACTGCGTGTAAAACTCTGCCAGTGGCAAGATTGCCTCTGCCCCTGCCTCTCCTCCGACCATGAGCCTCGTTCCGTTCATCCCGAACACGGTCGGGTTCATCATGATACCGCCTGTTTTGTACCACTCCACTCCGAAATGTGGAACTGACGGAGGGTTCAGACTGAATGAACCGGATATTTTGAAATGAGGCAGCTTGATACTCGGCAACGACCACGAGAAATTGAAAAATCCTTTGATTTTCTCAATCGCTCCGGAAACGACGGACTTTGCAGCCTCCATCTTTTCAGAAAACTTTGACCGTATGCTCTCCATGACCGAACCGACTGTTGACAGTGCGGAATTGAGTTTCGTCGAAAAGGCTGTCTTTACTGCGTCGAGTTTCGACGATATACTGTTTTTTGCTGCCTCTATTTTTGAGGTTGCTGTCGTTTTCAAATTCTCATATCCGGATGACCAGTTCGACTTGATGCTCTCCAGTTTTGAGGAGAAATTCGACCGTATTGTCTCTAACTTTGTGGCGACATTGCTCTTTGCTGCCTCCAGTTTCGACGCTGCTGTCGTTTTCAAATTCTCATATCCTGCCGACCAGTTCGTCTTAATGCTCTCGACCTTTGAACTGAATTTCTGTCTCAACGATTCCAGTTTTGAGGATGCGTTTGCGTTCCACTCCGACATTTTCGTCGAAATAGAGGTTTTCATGTTCTCCCATCCGGTCGAAATTTTTGTCTTTACGTCATTGACCTTGTTTGTGAAATCAGTCTTGAGCGATAACATTTTGTTGCTCGCATCTGTATTCCACTGCTGCATGGTCGTTGAAATCGTCGATTTCATGTGCGACCAACCCGTTGCAACATAGGTCTGTATTCCGGAGACTTTCTCGTGAAAATTTGTCCGGATTTCTGTCAGTTTCGTCGATGCACTGTTTTTCCACTCGGTCATCTTTGTCGTGACAGTTGTTTTCATGTTTTCCCAACCGTCATGAACTTTTGTCTTTATCTCGTCGGTCTTTTCAGAGAATTTTGTCTTGAGGTCTGTCAGCTTTCCTCCGGTCAGATTGTCAACGAATGTGAATCCTGCGGAGTAATACCCCTTGATTCCCTCCCAACCTGCTGCAACGATTCCTTTGATACCGCCCCCGTTTTCCTCATAGGCGGTTTTCATGTTCCCCAGTTTTTCCTTTGCGGTGTCAACTGCTGCCCCCATGAACTTTGTGACAGTGTTTTTCACCGCTGAAAACGTCTTTATTGCTGCCTGTCCGACCGGACTGTTTGCAACTGCGTCTTTTATCTCATTTACCTTGTTGGTGACTGCCTCTTTTGCTTTTGAAAATGCTCCCGTGATTGTCTCTTTGATTGCGTTGAATTTTTCCTTGATATTGCCCCACAACTCCGACAGCTTTTCCTTGATCTTATCCCAGTTTTTATATAGGGCGATTCCTGCTGCAATGAGACCCGCAATCAGTGTCACGATCAGAATAATCGGACACAAGTTCATGACTGCGTTCAACGCTGTCTGTGCCACTGTCATTCCTCCGGTCACTGTGGTCGCTGCTGCGGTCGCTGTGGTATGTGCTGCCTCTGCTGCTGTTCCCGCTGCGTCCGCTGCTGCCCCTGCGGTCGTTGCTGCGGTCTTTGCGGTAATTTTCGCAATGATTCCCGCTACTCCGGACACGAATTGCTGTCCGGTTTTGATTGTCGTTGAGATTCCCTGTGCGACTTTTCCGAATCCGATTGCCAACGGTCCTATGGCAGCAACTACCAGTCCGACTTTTATGATTGTTTGCTGCTGCCCCTCGTCAAGCGATGTGAACCACTGTGTCAGTTCTTGAATCTTCTTTGTCACGTTCTCGATGACGGGTGCTGCTGCTGTCTGTGCGGTCGTCGCAAGTGTTGACAAGGCAAGTTTCGCATTGTTCATCGCTATCGTCGCATTGTCAATCGGGTCGAGCGTTCCGTTGTATGTATCTTCGACGACCGTTCCATATTCAGACATTGACGCAGACAGGCTCGTGAGGTCGATTCTGTTCTCTCTGATAGCGGTCGCCATCTCCGCAGCACCTTTTTTTCCGAATAGTTCCGTCGCAATCTGTAAAGCCTCTGTGTCCGTCTTTGCGTTCTTGATGCTGCCGATTGTCTCCTCCAGTGCAACATCCATCGACTTGCCCTCTGCGGTTGCGTTCTGCAAGGCTTTTTTCAGTCCTGCAAGTGCTGTCGTCGTGTCAACACCGTTTGCATCGAATTGAGCCATCAAATTGATAGCTTGAGGCAACGACAACCCCATCTCTTTGAACGCTGAATTGTTATCAAGAACGTACTGCTCAAGCGAATCAACGGAGATTCCGGTCTCCTGTGCTTTTGAGGTCAGCAACCCCAACAGATTCCCCGTCTGTGATGCGTCGATGTTCCAAGCTTTCATGATTTTATCAACTTGGTCAACAGACTGTGTCACATTCGTTCCGTTGATGCTTGAAAACTGTATAAACTGCGTTGACAGGGTTTCCAGTTCCTCCCCTGTCGAATGAAATCTCGTGTTTACTTCCCCGATAGCCTCTCCGACCGTTGACATGTCCTCCGGCATTGAACCGAAAACATTGTCCGCAGACTTCGTCAATCCCTCCAGTGCCTCTCCGGTCGCTCCGGTCTTTGTCACTATCGTGTCATATCCCTCGTCGAGTTCCTTAAAAGCTGCGATTGACGCTGCTCCTATCGCTGCGATTCCGGCTGACACAACCGACATCTTTTTTCCAAAACTCTCCATTTTCTGTCCTGCTTTATCGCAGGATGCAGCAAACTCATTCAACTTGTGATTTTTGAGTTCGGAGTTGACTTTCTCCAGTTCTGCCTCCATCTCTGTGAGTTTCGTTTTTGCATCATTTGTCGCTGTTTTCTGTTTTGAGAGTGCTGTTTCGGTCTTTCCGATAGCAGTCTCATTGTTCTTGAACTCCTGTTCAAGTTTTTCCAGTTCCTCTTTCAAGGCTTTTGACTGCTCGGAATCCTCTCCGGTCGCTTTGACCGAATCCTCGTGAGCCTTTTTCGCTGCCTCGATTTTAGTCTTGAGTTCCTCCTGCTTTGTCTTTTGATCTGATAATTTCTTTGTCAACTGCTCCTGCTTTTCAGAGTTCAGTGACACGATATTCTTTTGAACTTCGATTTTTGCTGTGAGGTTTTCTGCTTTCGCCTTTAATGCGTCCGCTGCTGAACCAAATGACTTCGCTTGTGCCTGTGCCAGCTTGAACTCGCTCGACAGTTCTCTCATTTGTGTCGCTGCCGACTTCATTTGTGACTGGTAATCAGACGAATTTGCTGAAATCTTCACGCTTGTATGTGCCATCGGTTCTCCTCCTCCCTGTTTATGTGTTCTCGTTCACCGTCTCAAGTTCAAATTTCAAATAATTCAGCAGTGCAACAATGTCCTCTTTCATACACTGCCCGTATGATTCCCGCAGGAGACGGATTGCAATTTTGACCACACGGTCGATAATCTCTCCGCATATCCTCCATGTGTTCTGTTCCTCCTGTTCCTCGTCCTCATACCCGTTTTCTTTGTCATACTCGTCAAATGCCGATTCCTCTTTCTCGACTGGCTCTGCCTCGACAATATTCAGCAGTGCATCGGAGACGATGTTCTGCATGATGAAATGAATCCCTTTCGCTGCTGTCAGAAATTCGATGACATCCACCGCCCCCAGTTCCTCAAGCGACATCCGGTTTCCGAAAATCTCTTGAATGATTCTCTTATTGAAAAACATTGCATCCGGTTTTCTTCCTGAACAGTTTTTTTCCATGAACGCAGCATATTTTTTGTACTGCTCCACTGTTATGTGGTTGACAAATATTCTTTCATCCCTGCAAGTGACCGTTATTTCCGGAATCACTTGCCATTCTGAAAATTTTTCATCATCTTCTCCATGCGGGTGTTCATTTCATCCGCAATCCCCATGTCAATCATGTTAAATTCGAGGATGATTCCCGCTGCGTCCAGTCCGGTCTCTGCGTCCTTTAATTCTTCAACCGTGAACTGGTCTCCGTATGCCTTGCAGATAAACAACATCATCGCCTCGATTTCCTCTCTTGAATAACGCTTGCTTTCACGTTCTGCGGATGCGGTGTCGATTTTCTCTGCCAGTTCCAGATATTCCATGTATGTGTCCGCTGACATCTTCCCCATTTTGAACTCTTTGTGGTTTACGATTATTTTTCTATTCATTTAATTATCCTCCTGTTATATTTGCTCTTTTGCTGTTACGTCATGCCTGCGGTTCTTCCCCGCCCTGGGGGTCTCCGGTCTCTCCGTTGTCAACATCCGCTGCATCCGGATATTCCTGCACCGCAGAAAACCAGTTTTTGAGTGCTGTTGCTGCGTCCGTGTCCTCTGTCACGAGATTCGATTCATCGACCGAAATCTCATATTTTCCATCGAGTGCTCTTTCGTAAAAGCTGCCCTTGATGCTCTTTGTGGTCGGTGACAGTTTACCCTCTTTTGTGTTTGCCTCCTCGCTGATGCCCTCTGCAAACTTGCCGATATACAACCACTTAAACTCATACTTTCCGTTGAGTTTTCTTTCTCTCCACCCGATTGCGACCTCCGGTGCTCTGTCGTTTGCATTTTTCACGAGATAACCGTGTTTGTACAACTGCCCGAAAACGATTGCTCTGTCCTGCGGTGCAAGGGCATTGATCTCTAACTCGACATCCGTTCCCTCATACGATGTGATGACCTCCTCCGTCTCGTCGTCGGAGTAGATTTTTTCTGACGTCCACTTTTCATCAATTTTGATTTTAATTGCCCTTGCCAGTTTCTGCGGGATTTCCGCAAGATACTGTGTTGACGTGTTCTCGGTGATTAAGGCGACGTGGATGTCTTTACAACCGCATGTCCTGCTCCTCACAATTTTCGATACAGTATCACTCACCTGTGTAACTGTTTCTTTGACTTCGTTCATGATTGTTCCTCGCTTTCATAGTATTTTGAAAATCTCTGTGCTTTCATATAGATTCCGTCCTCCGGCTTTGAATCGTCTCCGTTCCTGCCCTCGAATAAAAATCCACGTTGTTTCATGAGAGACTTGATTTCCCTTGTCAGTTCGACCTCGTCATCCCTTGAGAAAGTGGTGACTTGCACGAAAAGCGTCACTCCCTCCGCATCGTCGTCCGAAAAATTGTCGTCGCTCTCCCCTAAATCCCACAAGGTCACATGACGCTCTTTGATGTCTTTGTCATACCACCCCTGCATCACAATGATTCCCCTGCTGCTGACTGGTTCGAGTGCCTTAAATGCGTCTTTTATGATGTCCGGACTGCTGCCCATGCTATCACCCCACTGTCCTGTCTAAATAATTTTGATATTCCTGTTCTGCGATTTTTTGCAGTTCTGCGTCTGCCTCCCTGCCTGTCGCATAGATAAATTCTTGAGGCGGTCTGTAAATCGTTCCCCAGTTTATGAAACGGACATAAAAGTGACCGCCCTCGTCCTGCGTGTTCTTTTCCCACCCGACATCCGCTGTCGCTCCCGTTCCTTTCACTTTGACTTTTCCCATCGGTATTTCATCCGCTGCATGTGCGGACACCGACGACTTTGAACCGAATCCCCGACCGCTCTTTGAAATGTCTGCTGATTTTGGCATTTTTCCGGACATGATTCTTTGAACGACTGGCTCGGCTTTCTCTGCGATGGTCTTGTTTACTTCCTTGATTTCCTCGTCGCTTGCTGCTGCCTCAAACGCTTTCACCAGTTCCTCAAGTCCTTTGAACTCCATTTCAACTTTCATTTCTCCACCTCCGTGTCAGAATGTGACACCCTATGCGACCGAACGACATTTCAGCAGTACCCACCCGTTGTCTGTGAACATCGGTGATGCGTCATAAATCTTGAACTCTGTTCCGTCGTACTCCGCTGAAAACTCTTTCATTTTCAGTCTGACCTCTTTCATTTTTTTGCAGTTCCGAACCTTGAACACAATCGTGTTCTCAAGACCTGTCTGTAATGCTGCGTATTTCTCATTTGTTCCCAAACTCTGAACCTCGCACCAACACTCATAGAACACGCTTGTCGTCGGCTTTTTCCTGCCCTCCGTGACCTCTGTGGTCGTTCTGATAATCTTCACCCGTCCGGTCGTCATGCCCTGCCACCTCCATGAATCTCTTTCAGCAGCATCGAGGAGACCGCATTTGTCACGCTCTTTGCATCTTTCTGATACTTTTCACGGTTGTCATACAGTTCTTTGACAAATGAGAAAACAAGCAATCTCTGACGGAATGTCAGATTGTACAGGTCGAAATCCGGAATCAAGTCCGACATTTCCTCGAATGTAGCCTCAAGCATGATTTCAACGATGTCGTCGTCGTCGTCATAGTCGATGTGGTCGTACTTTTTGCACTCCTCAAGCAGTTTTGTTTTATATTCCTTTTTCTCCTCGTCCGTCATTCTTCTCACCTGCTTTCATACGCAGGGCGGTTTTTCCCGCCCTGCTGCCTGTTTTGCTTACCCCTGCACAACTTCCGTGATTTCACCCTTGACGATTGCATCCTCGTCAACAGGCTGTACATCGAAACGGTCACGAACCTTGATTCCTGTCATGTCTTTCTCCCACAAACCTGCTGCCTTGTCATTCATGTCAATGGTCATCACATTGCGGTCAAAGAGCGTGATTGCCTCTTTCATGTCACCACAGAAAATCGGGTGCTTGTAGCCTTTTACCGTGACCCCGTCCGTGTCGAGAATCGGTGTGGATTTCAGCACTTTCTTTGACATCTTCACAATCGGGTATTCACCGAAAAGCAGTTTTCCCTTTGTTTTCTGCGTCGGGTCTTTCTGCAAAATATAATTCCCGTCGCTGTCTTTCAGCTTATCAAGGTAATTGAACCCGCTCTGATTCGTGATGACCATTGATGTCGCTGCGATTGCAGGGTCGAGTGTCTCGTTGAAAATATCCTTGAGGCTGTCGATATTGGAAACGACCACCTCTTTCCCTGCGGTCATTGCGTTCATCACTTTCAGAATCATCATGTTTCGGGTCGCCTTTGTCTTTTTGGCAATCCATTTGTTGATGTATGCCATGGCATTCTGTGCGGTATCTTCGAGCAGTTCGGCGGTCATCTTTAAGATGCCACCCTTTTTCTTGATTGCGTATTTGACAGGCTTGAACGTCGGCTCATCCATCTCCGGAAAATCAGCAGCCTCGTCAACATTGTCGAACGGTACGGATTCCGCATCGACCTCAATGTTTCGAGTTCCGGTCTTTGTGGTGACACCCTCCACATTGACATACTGTTCGAGGTTATCATCGCTGCGACGCAGTTCAATGATGTCGGTTCTGATGTCATCCGGAATAGTGACACCGATTCCGCTCTCTCCGTCCTCGTCCGGTGTCGCATCGGAGGTCAGTGCATCCTTGTACACCTTGACATCGTCCTCGTCCGGCTCTCTGTGGAAGAATCCCGCCTTGATGATGTTCACGAACGATTTGACGAGGTTCTTTTTGTCTGCCTTGCCTCCGCTGATGGTCTTTGCTTTTCCTGCTGCCACCTTGTCCTCGATTTCCTCGTGCTCCTCCTCGTCCAAATCAAAGAGGAGGTCGAATTTCTCCTGCAAGGTCTTGAGTTCCTCTTTCGCTGCCTTTGCCTTATCCAGTTTCCCCTCTGCTACAAGGCTCTTGACCTCGTTCTTTTTGTCGTTGATTGCTCTCAACAATTTCTGCATTTCTTTGTTCATGTCTCTTTTTCTCCTTTTTTTAGATTCCGTACATGTCTAAATCTGCAAGAATATCCTGCTTTTCTGCCTCAATCCTTGCCTGTTCCCGCTGCTCCATCTCTGCGATGACTGCGTTGACAATGTCCTCGGTTTTCGTTTTCTGCAACTGCTCCGGAATATTTGCATATTTCTCAAAATAATCGGATGCACACGCTGCGACTGCTGCCTTTTCTTCGATTTCAACATCGAAATACTGTGCCAGTTCCGCACCGGAAAACCACTTTTCTTTTGCCATGAAAGACTTGATTTTGTCACGGGTAACACCCTCTTTTGTGTGCTCCTCGTAAACGTCGAGAATGGATTCCTCGCACAAATCAAGCTGCTTGATGACTTCCTTGAAATCATCTGCGTTCCCCCATGCCATGCAGAGTGGTTTGTGAATCATTGCTTGTGCTCCGGTCGCAAAATGCAGTTCATCACATGCGAACATGATGACCGATGCGATTGACGCTGCCATCCCGTCCACATATCCGACCTTGTGACCGCTGAACCTCTTTAACTGGTTGTAGATTGCCAGTCCTGCAAATACGTCACCGCCTCCGCTGTTGAAATAGATGTCAATATCCTCATACCCCTCTAACTGGTTTAGGAAATCCGCAATGTCCTGCGGGCATTTGTCCTCCTCGTACCACATTGATTCCCATGTCGCTGAAACAATGTCTCCGTAGAAATACAAGGAACATCTGCTCTGTTCCTCGTCCTCTCTCAAGTCTAAATACCCGACTTTTTTGATTTTCCCTGTTTGCTTGTCTTTTCGTGTGAAATCAAATACCGCTTTCTTTTTTCCCGCCATTTTATTCACCTCCCTCCTCTGTTTTCTCGTCCTCTGCCTCGTCGGTTTCGTCCGGTTCGTTTTCGTCCGGCTGTTCTGCGTCCGGCTCTGTCTGTTCCTCCGGTTGCTCCGGTTCGTCGGTCTCCTCTGCCTCGGTCTGACCGCCTTTCAAATATGCTGCACCCGCCTGTGTCAGCGGAATAACATTGCCATTTGCAAGCAGGACATCACCGCCCTCTGCATCGGGGAGGTCGAGTTTCCGTCTTGCCTCGTTCGACATCATGATTGATCCTGTGACACCCTCTTTCAGATATGACATTTGTGTCTTTGAATCTGTCCTGAACAAGACTTTTTCATTGAATTTGTAATAGAATCCGTCGTCCTGTTCCTCCTCGGTCATCATTTTGTAGTTGATTTCCTCCTCATACTGCTTGATGACGAACAGTTCCGTGTCAACATAGAAAGACAACTGCTGCAATTCACTGTTTGCGTATGATGATTTTGAATAGTCGTTGATTTGGTTCGGCTTTACTCCGAACGCTGCTGCAATCTGCAACGCTGTGTATTTTTTCAGTTCAAAGAACTGTGAATCAGACAGTTTGATGTCAAGCGGTGTCAGTTTCATTCCTAACGGAACAGGAATGATTTTGCCCGTATTCTTTGCACCGCTCCCGAACTCCTCGAACGACTTAATCAATGCGGTCTTTGCGGTCTCGTTCAGTTCTCCGGTGTATTCCAGTGTTGCCTTTGCAGTCAGTCCGCTCTCATACAGACTATTCATATATGACTGTGATGCGGATGCTCCGGAGATTGTGTCTCTCAATATCTGCTGCACTGGGAGACCTGTCACCCCGTCAAAACTGAATGATGTTTTGAAGTGCATGACCTCGCTTGTGTCAAAAACATACTGGCGACCGGATGTCGGGTCTGTGTAGACGTACCACAACCGCCCTACCCCTGCGAATATTCCCGCATCATCCACGACGATAGTGACACAATTTGACTGCATCACCCACAAGTCAAGAACTCTGACCTCCCCTCCGTATTTCTTCCGGACGAATTTCTTTCTCATGTAGACGTATGCGTTCCCGTAATGATTCCGGTTCATTTCAACCGTGTTCCAAAATACGGTCGGTGTCATGAACGGGTTCGGTCGCTTTGTCAGCAGCTTTGACGTTTCCGTCTGTTCTGCCTCCATGATGCCCTTGTCTGTTTTCTGATAATATTTGATTGGCATTTTCGCAAGCGTCTCTGACAACATCTTGAGGCATGTGAAATATGTCACCTCTGACGTTGTCTTTCTCCGCTTTGTCAATCCCATGCTTTCAAGGAATGACGGTGAATTGAGCGTCATCACTCCTCCGGATGTTCCGGTTGTGTCGCTGCCTCTCCACCAGTTTCTCACTCTTTCCGCAAATCTTCTCAATGGGTTCATTCTTTCTCACCGCCTTTCCCCATGTATTTCTGATACATTTCAAGCCACTCGTTCACGACTTCGTTCGTGTCCGGCTTGTATTCCTCTTTCATTGCTGCTTTCCATGCGTCGATGATTGCGTCAATCGGGTCGATTC